TTAAGTATGAGGAACCTAAAGCATGAACGAACAACGCAGACAAATGAACCAACGGATCCTCGACCTAAGAGGAGATTACACAAGAGCACGCGCCCGCATCAATTGGTTATTAGCTAATGACGACAAGGGTGAAGAGTTCGAACAACTTGAACAGTTTGTAGGGTACATCGACACGCTTGTCGAGTGCTTCCCGGAGAACCAACGTATGATCATTCGACTATGTATACTGGACGATATTCCACTAAGTAAGGCAGCGATCGACATTGGGTACCATTATACTTGGGTACTAGCCTTGCGCGATAAGACTGTCATAGCTTTGGAAGAAGTCCTAGCAGGCGATAAAATTATTAGATCTAAGTTAGGTCTACAAGTGAAGGAGAAATTAGATGTAGTACATACTTCCAACCCTAGCGATCTTCCTACTTAATTTAGTAAGTGCATTGGTAATGGTGTTTAGCATGCTAACGCTAGCGCAATATAAGAAGACTCCTGACTCTTCTTATATTCCAACCGCATTGGCTTGTATTTTCGCGCAGGTAACGTTCTACGCGACCCTTTGGGTAATTTACACGCTATCGTGAAAACACGCGCAAAATCGACAATACCAACGCGCAGAGCGAGCGCACGTCAGGAGAAAAAAGTAGCTCGTCAGTTAGGTGGTAAAGTGCAGCCTAACTCCGGAGCTACGGATTATTATAAAGGGGACGTCATTACTGAAGACATGCTAATTGAATGTAAAACCGTAATGAAGCCTCAAAAAACTGTAAGCCTAAAAAAAGAATGGTTCGATAAAAATGAGCAAGAACGGTTCGCTGCTAAAAAAGATTACTGCGCATTAGTGTTCGACTACGGAGACAATGGTGAACAGTATATAGCAATGACCTTGCGACAGTTCAATCGAATGATGGAGGATAAAAATGCGTAAAGTGTATAGTATAACCCCGGACGGGACAGTAGGTATAGGTGATACTTGCTACCCTACACGCGACTATATCGACGTGACAGGATTGGATCCTATTGTATTAAATACGGCGCTCGAGCTCATGTCTCGTAGTGTTGTAGGTGTAAGCAAGTACGGAACTACACTAGCTGAAAATAATAAGGACGACTTCCTGCAGCACGCTAAAGAGGAGGCGCTGGATCTAGCGAACTACCTTACTAAACTACAATCGCAAAAATAAAAGACCTAAATGAATAGGTCTTTTTATTGTCCTAAGTACGCAAGGGATTGACTTTGAACTTCCGCAAGGAAATCACCAAAGGATATTCCTCGATAAGCAAGTTCCTTTGTAGTGTACGAGCTTACTAGCCGGGCTAATAAGCAATCATAAAAGTCTGGATCCTTTGTATTAGTGATACCGATATAGTTCAGTATGTCCGCTGGTTCAATGTTGTATCTATCTTCCATCGATAATCTCCTATTCCATGTAGCCGTCGACGATCCAAAGTTGGAACGGATCCTCTTCCTTGTATGGGCGTGATAATTTTAATGACACGCGCAATTCTGTTGAAAGTGTAATTAGGTCCTCTAGTGAACTAAGTTCGAGTTCGATAATAGGATTACCTGTATCTCGTTCACAGTAGTAGGACACCTTCCCAACTTTGTTCAGTCGGTCTGCGTAGTGCGTATGAACGTCCTCTTCTTCGAAATACTTTGCGGAGTAGACGTGAAATTTCATTTTACTTGCTCCTTTACATACTCTTCAAATGTTGCGCGAGGTAGGTCGGCGTTATAAGTGTCCCATAGTACCAATTGGTCACCAGGTAAGTTACTACCGAACTGCGCAATGGGATCGGTAATAATAGTTGGTAGTGAACGTTCAAAGTGAATGTTCTTATATTCGTTTAACTCAATGGCTAACTCGTCTTTAGTGTCGAATAGTGCTACATACTGCGCAGCTGCACGAGCAATGGAGTCACGTGTTGAACGTCCGTCACTAATTTTGTTTCGAAGTGCATTTAATTCTTTATAGTGTTTCATTTTGTTTACCTCGTTTTGTTTTACTTTATGAATATATTATAACGTATTACCGGGTAATAGTCAAGCCTTTTTATCAAAAAAGTTCGAAAAAGTTGAACTTTTTTTTTCAATTATTTTGCGCACTAAAAAAGATAAGGTCGCAGTGACCTTATCCTTACTTGATGTAAAGTTTAATGAGTTGACATTCGATGTCGCCGTAGTTAGTAAAGTGAACTTCTTCAACTACCTTGTCCATGTAAGTTCCTAAGTCTTCAATACGACCTTCTTGGAATAACATGTTGTAGCGGTTGTAGATTTGATAGTACCATTCGTCACCGAATTGTTCGATAGCGTCTTTGACTGTATTTTTAGTTTGATTGTTCATTGTAAGTTCCTCCTGTTTTGTTGTATTTCTTACTTACAAGTTAATTATAACATATTACCGGGTAATACGCAACCCCTAAAGTTGAAAAACTGAACTTTTTTTGAAAAAAAAAATAAGGCGCTAAAGCCTTATTCTTGCGTAAGTTGTTCGTAAGCGTAGTCAATAAGCTGCTCGCGTGAAAACTGAAAGACCTTACCATTTAAACATACAACGGGAAGCAGGGATCCATCGGCGCCGATAAAGCCTTGTCCTTTGTCCGTACTAAGATACTCACGTTGATTAGCAAACAGTTTGACATCACTTTGATCTTTAATCGTCCCAAGCATCAACGTCACCTACCTTTCGAACTTTTGCATTACAATCCAAGCATCGCCAATATTGGCCACTAGGAACGGGCGTAAGGTTGTCACTAATTTGTTCACCAGTTTGCGTCATAATGAACGTTCCTGCGTATTTAAAGGTTCGTCCAATATAAGTCGAATTACATTTTGGACATCGCATAGTTGAAGCCTCCTTTACATTCTTATATAGCTCAATACACTTGTCGTCTTTAAAAGGTTCACCCTCATTGTAGATTAGACCTTGCGGTAAATCCTGCACGTCCGTACGGTCGTCTAATAAATCGCCAATAGTATGACAGTAAGCAGTCAGTACAGTGAACAAGCCGGGCGCGTGTTCCTTTTAATTTGAACCTCCGTACACGTCATCCAACGCTGCGGCGTTTTGGTAAATATTCGAATACCTTTGTCATAACTTTGATTAGGATCAATCAATCCAAGTAAGCGCAAAAAGGGTACCATTTAACGTCATATCTAAGTACACTTGAAAAGAGTCTGTATCCGCTAAGTATTTACAAGTTACTTTGCGATAAATAATTTTAGGTACTTGTCGAACTACTGTCGCTAAATTAGGACGGAACTTCTTACCTTGTTTGGGTTTGCGTTTTTTATTTTTAGCCATGTCTTAATCCTTTGCTACTTTAGCCAACATCTTTTGATATCGAACTTGTTCGGCGGGCGTGTTGTGGATAGCTTCCAAGCGCTTGTCCAGTTGGTTCACTTCTACTTGTAATTGGCTAACCTGCACGCGCAGCATCGCGATATTACAAACAAGCGCAGCGAAAAGGAGGACACCTCCTAACGCTACGGCTACTCTAAATTTATTGATCTTACGCATAATGTTCCTCCTTAACTCAAAAGCGCGTGTCGCTGAAGTAGTTTGTTAGCATGTTCCATACATACTGAACTATTAAATTTCTTACCTAATTGCTGGTAATACGCTGCTTCCGTCCAGCAGTGTTGACGCTCCATTTCTGTAGCACGTTCGCCGAAATTGACAGGAGTAAACTCCTCTTTTCTATCAAAAATAACCATCTTATTTTCCTCCTAATATAATCCACTTTGGTCGACAAATCCTTGCAACCATTTTAGTACCTTTAGCAATAACTTCGCAAACAATCGAACGATGAACATTTTACGCCTCCTTTGTGTACTTTTCAAAAATTGGTAGCGCAGGTTCCGACAAGACGTTTGCGACGTTCAGTTGTAGGTCCTTTGCGTTTGCTACGCAATGCTTTTCGAACGTCCGCAAGGGAACGAAGTCCATAACCTGCGGCATTGTGTAGGATCTTAGCTTCCTTTTCAGTCAATTGTAAGTAGCGCAATGAAGTAACGTCTACCTTATTTTCACTAGCAGGTACATACAAAGGAACACAACCTTCGCCAATTGAAGGTATGTTCCATACTTGATAACCGCTAGGAATAGTCTTAACTTGTTTAAATGTGTCACCGCCGTTTTTAATTGTTTTCATTGTCTATCTCCTTTATATTACCAAGAACCTTAACTTGTTGAACTTCCAAGCCTTCGTTATCGTAGTGCCAAACTGCGCCGTCTGTAGCACGTTTCAACTGAACATATTTACGACCTAATTTCCCTACGACTTCGAACTCAGTTCCAAATACGCTAACAACTTTCATTCCTTCTTTTAGATCCTTAACTTTTAACATTGTTTTGTCCTCCGTTTGTTTTTCTTTTGTTTTACTTTATGTATACATTATACCATATTACCCGGTAATACGCAACCCCTAAACCTCAAAAAATCGAACTTTTTTTATTTTTTTTTCAAAAAAAAGTAAGGCCTTAATGACCTTACCTAAAACGGGGATCTTATAATCCTTCATCAATAATGATTACGGGATTACCATTGCGGCTTTTGATAATAATTTCGGCTTCAATGTTTTCACCAAAATTAAAAATCGGCGCAATGTGTTTTACT